ATAATCTCTATTACCTAGTAAACTCATCGAAATTCTCCTCTAATGTTCTTAGTTTATCTTCTGCAGTTGCTAACTTATCCATTTCAATATCCATTGTTTCAATAATGTTAGGATGTTCAGCTACACCTACACTACTTTTAAAATAGTTTAATAAATTAGTTTCTGCCTCTGCTCTTTGTGCTTCATATTTTAATCTCAAAGCATTATATAATTTTTGTTTTATCATAATTCTGCCTCCACATAATTATCTGGTTTTATTATTTCATAATCAGCAATAGTTTCAATAACAACTCTTGCACCACATGGTAAGATAGGTTTATCATTACCACCATATTTAATTGTGCATTCTCCTAATACTTTTACTTCGTGACAGTAAGTATTAGTTCTGCCTTCTTTTATAGTTATAACAGCTTCATTAGTTCCATTCTTTTTATTGGCTCTAATTTTATGTTGATTGACATGTATATATTTTTTCATCATCCCTCACAAGCTATACAGTCCACCTCATCTAAACGAATCCTTGGAACTTTTATATTAACATTTTCTACATTTCTTGCTGCATTAGACCTGAAGTAATACAGCGATTTTAATTTATTCATACCATACCAATGCACATCGTTGACATACTGCATGTAATCATCATGTATATCTTGGTCTTCTGTTGCCTTTGGTAAGGTAAAAAATAGATTAACTGATTGTGCTTGACAGATAAACTCTTGTCTTTTGTAAGCATGTTCGACTACCCATATTTGATTTATTTCATTGGCAGTTTTAAATACTTCCTTCTCTTCATCTGTAAGCATACATAAATCTTGAACTGACCCATCATTACCAGCTATCTCTTTTAAAGTCTGTTCTAACTCTTGACCTTTTAAACCTTTTGATTTTAAAAGTTTAAGTAAGAATTTATTCTTGACTTGGTAAGAACCTGATAAAGTTTTGTGGGTATATACATTAGCACGAAAAGGCTCGATGCTGGGAGAAGTACCAGAACAAATAATCCCACTACTAGCATTAGGAGCAATAGCAATAAGATGAGCATTCCTACGGTTTGTATTGTGTAAATCAGGGCATTCCCCACGCATATCAGCAAGTCTCTCAGTAGCTTGTACAGCTTTGGATTTGATGTGCTTGAATGCTCTATGATTGAATCCAGTAGCATAGATACTTTCAAACGCAATGTTTTGAGACTGGAGATAAGCATGGAAACCCATTGCTCCAAGACCAACTGACCTTTCTCTATAAGCAGAGTAAGCAGACTTTGCGTACCCTTCTTTACCTTCTTTAATATACTTTGTGAACCGTTTAAAATTTGCACTATATCCTCCTAATTGTGATGTGTCAACTGCATTCTCAATGTAATGTTCTATCACATTGTCAAGCATGGTTATTAAATCTTCAATAAACTGTGGGTCTTCTGACCATTCATCAAAGTGTTCTAAGTTTACAGAAGATAAACAACATACTGCTGTTCTTTCTTCATTAGTAGCAAGTGTTATCTCTGAACATAAATTACTTTGTCTAATAGATAAACCTAAATCCTGTTGGGTTTTTGGTAGATGTTCATTACAAGTATCAATGTTAATCATGTAAGGTTCACCAGTTTCTGCTCTAGCATTTATTATTTGAAACCATAAATCTCTAGCATTGATAGTCTTAACAGCTTCATTAGTTTTAGGGTCAATCAATCTCCAGTCTTCATCATTCTTAACAGCATCTAGAAATGAGTTAGTAATGTTTACTCCATTGTGTAGGTTTAAACACTTCCTATTTATATCACCACCAGATTCTTTTCTCATGTTAATAAACTCTTCAATCTCTGGATGACTAACATCCATGTAAGCAGCATAAGAACCACGTCTTGTAGTGCCTTGATTGAAAGCTAACATCTGCGAATCTACCACATGCATGAATGGAATTGAACCAGTAGAACGAGAGCCATGAGTAGTAGGTATACCGTTACTCCTAACATCTCCCCAATATCCACCAATGCCTCCACCTGAACTTGCCAACCATATGTTCTCGTCATAGTGAGCAGATAACCCAGTCCTACTATCAGGAACATAATTAAGGAAACAACTGATAGGTAGCCCACGAGTAGTGCCTCCGTTGCTAAGTATAGGAGTGCTAAACATGAACCAACAATCGGAACTGTAGTTATAAAGTCTTTGAGCCATTTCATAATCTGTTTCTCCTCTAAATGTTGCACCAAATACTGATGCTCTTGCGAATGCTTCTTGGGCATGTGTCTCTCCATCCCAGAAGTATCTATCTTTTAATGTGTCCAAACTAAACTTGTCAAAGTTTTTTTCTTTGTCATAGTCAATAGTTATACCTAAATAATCTTTAGTTCCTACTTTGTCTTCTACCATTTATTTTTTCTCCTAATCTGTACAAAAACAATCTAAACTTTCATCGTGTTCAAATAAAGTTTTTGGTTGTTTTGTTTTACTTTTATCTAATAAATCAATAACAGGTATATCAAATCTAAAAGTTTTACCTGTTTTCTTTTCTTGTTCTATCCACCAATCAGATAATTCAGGTCTAGATTTCATTATACTAATTGTTTGTTGTTTACCTTTTAAGAAACACATATCACAATTACCTAATACAGCATGACCATTAACAACTTTTAATTTTAAATCAAAGTTAGAAGTGTCCCAAAAGTTTTGAATTGTTTCTCTAGTTATTTTTTCATCATACAAAGGACAAAATTTATCTTGTTTATCATTCCTACTTTTTATTCTGTGAACTCTATGGGGTTCATCATATCTTAATCCTAATAATTGATTTGGATTTTTTAATCCTTTAGTTCTTTCAAACCAAGTTATTGCTCTTTGTTTTAATAAATAAGTGCAGAATCTATTTGTTGCATTTGGTAATTTATTATAATGATTAATAACTAACTCAAAAGGTTCTCCATTTCTGCTACAATTTTCATAATCTGTTTCTTTATATTTAAACATCCATTTTCTGTCATTCTCGGTAGGTCCTTTTCCGTCTTCAATAATATTAAATAGTTCCATCCAATATATTTTTACATCCCAATGATTGCTACAATCATTTACAAACTCTAATGTTTGAGGCATTTCTTTTCCTGTGTTAGCAAAAACAGGATAAACATAATCAGGTAATATTCCTCCATGTGCCTCAATTACTTTGTATAATAAATAAGCAGAAGTTCTACCTCCAGAGAATGAAATAATTGTAGGTTCTGTTAAATAAAAAGCAGATTCTTTATTCATTTTTTCTCCTCTAAATATAAAGCAATAATAGCATAGTGTATTATCTTATATAGTTCTGCTTGTTTGTTATCTTTCTTACCATATCGCATAGCATACTTCATAATGTTACCAACAGCAAAACCTTCACCATGTCCAGCATCTATAATCATATCAGTAGCTTGATACTTACCATTAGAATAATGTTGAGCATAAGTTCTATCAATATATTCTTTTGCTAAATTTAATATTTTACCTTCGTTAAATTTATAATTAATTTTTTTTCGCATAATATTCTTTTTTTGTTTGTTTGTAAAACCATCTTAAACTATATGCACTTAACATAAATTTATTATTAGCAAAGATGTGTGTCTGTTCTGGTAAAAACTCATGTAGATTTTTCTTGTTAATTCTAGAAACATCTTCTCCTTCTGGTATCATAGTTCTTAACCAGTCAATAAGTTTACCTTCTGCTTTTCTTCTTATTAGTTTAGACTTCTTGCCATTCATAATTCTTTACCAGTTGCCAATATCTTAATATACTATTAAACATTTCTTTATGTTTTTCATGCGATTCTTTTTCCCAAATGTGATACAGGATAAGACTTGTATCTGCTCTATCAACAAAGATAGAAACTCTAGTAGGGTCATCAACCTGACAACCTTGAGCATAAGCAGATAACTGCATACCATGTTCATCATAGACTAACTTAGCTGGGTCTTTACCTTCAAGGTTATCTTTGGTTTTAAAGTCCACAAAGATTCCTGACTTACAGTATAAGTCTATCTTACCACCATAACCTTGTTCAGCACAGAAAGAATCCTCTGCTATCCAGTCTTCATTAGGAAAGTTTTCGTCTAACCATGCTTGAATAAGTTTGTAAGGTTTAGTCTTAGCTTTACCTAAGAAACCTTTTTCTATTTGAGCATGTATCTTTGTCCCTTGCTTGGCTGCTTTTAAACCAACCTGTCTGGCTTCATTCTTACATCTATAAGCAAAAGAATCAAAAGGTTCTTGTTCTCCTCTATCTAAATCAACAGATGCTTTGATAGCTTGAGTAAGTTTCCAATTCTCTAAAGCCGGTTTAGCAACCATACCCAGAATGGTTGTGACTGAAGGGACAAGTCCAAGACTCTTAGCATCTCTCAATGTGGTATTTCTTTCTTTACCATTAGCACCTATGATTGTATACATAGGTTCTCCATCTCTAGCATACCAATGCCCAGACTCAGACGTAAACTTATT